TCACCCCGACCACCGCTTATCCAGGAAGCCGTTGACGGCGAGCAGCAGGCCATCGCTGCCCTGTTTGGAGAGGCCGAGAAACTTGCGGGACGGCATGCCCTTGCCGACGATCCTGCGGCCCGCTTTGAGCGCCGCGAAAATCGACGCGGTGCTCCGGTTGTCACCGAAGTGCTGGCGCCTCGCATAGATCACGTTGGTGCCGACCTCGGCCTGGTCGTGCGTCGCGTTGTAAGAGATCGAGTTGCGAAGCCGGCTGGTGAGGCGAAGCGTCTGGCCACCGCGTTCGATGACGCGCCTGCTCGGAATCCAGGGCACGCCATCGGGCGACCGTTGCTTTCGGAAATTGAGCTGCACGTCCGTCTTGCCGTGCCGGCCGATCATCGTGAACAGCGGCCGACCATCGCCACCAAGTGGCAGGGACATCAGCACGCGACGAATCGCGGCCTTGACCTCGGCATCGACTACGCGAACGCGGGGTTCAATTGCCATTCTTGAAGCCCTTCAGCCTGTCGTCGTACATCTTGCGCAGATGCTCCTGCCGTTCCTTGCCGGGATTGTAGGCGAAGCCGGGATCGATGCCGACAGGAACCTGCGAGATCTCGCCGGTGCGCGGGTTCGTGTACTCGCGCGTGGGTGACGGCGGCGCCTTATCTTCGACCGACAGACCCATCGCGATAGCCTGCTCGCGGCTCAGTTGAATCACGCCGCAGCGGCAGCGGAAGCCGTTGGGCGGCTTGTGCGTGTTCCACCAGGGGTTGTCGCATCGAAGGCACGTGCCGTCCCAGGCGCGGTGCTGCGGGCGCGTCCTGCCGTCGATGACCGCGTCGTACATCAGGTACGGCGCCTCTTCCTTGTTCTCCTGGATCTGCGCCCAATCGCCGGCCGAGTAGGCGGTCTGCATGTTGGTCTCGAAGATGGTGCGCAGCCGTCGCGGACTGCCGAGCTGCACGAGCTTCGATTCTCCGGATTGCGGATCGACCATCTCAGCTTTGCCCCACCATCCCGCTTCGACCAGGCGCGGCTTCAGGGCCTTGCTGAACTCGGCGAGCGACTGTCCCTCGGCGATGGCCTTATCGACCGCCGCTCGAACATCGGCGAGCAGATCGACGTCCGCGATCTTGGCGACCGTGAAGGCCGCATCGTGCTCCGTCTGCCAGACGTCCTGCCAGGCGAACGATGCCTTGAGACCTTTGGCGCGGAAGAACTTCAGCGCCTCCTGGGGCTTGAGCGCGAAGTTGCCGTCCATCATCAGGGCCGCGTGCGGTCAGTGCGCCCGTTCAGATTGGCGGCGAAGCCGGCGCGCGCGAGCGCATCGACCATCTCCTTCGACGGCGCTGCCTTCAGAAGCTCGGGCAGGCGCTCGCGGAACGTGACCAGGTCGCCGCTCTCTTCGAGCGCCGCGACGATTTCCTCGATGCGAGCGCCGACCAGGCTGGCGTACTTTTCTGAGAACGCGGCGGCGGCGCCGGCCATCGCTTCCTGAGATGCGCGGTTGGCGTCGAGCTGCGGATTCGCACCCTCTGCGAACAGCGGCGGCGTCACCGGCGGGAACGTGCCTGGCGCCTTGCGCCTCCAGCCCGGCCCGTACACCTTCAGGATGTAGTCGTCGTCAGGCTCGAAGCCGAGGCCGGCGATCCTCTCGTCGCGCTCCGCACGCGCGTTCAGGTCTTCCTGTTCCTCGAAGTTGCGGAGCACCTTCGGGTAGCGCGCGCCCGGCAGGTTGTAGTCCACGATCCAGGCAACGAGCGTCGAGAGCGTGTCGGCCAGGAGATCGGCGTCTGCCTTGGCGACCTCGGTGCGCACCTCGTTGTGCACGTTCGCCTGGCCGCTGCCGAGGCCGGCGCCCTGGGCGCTGGTGCTCATGGTCTCGCCGGTGACGCACACGGAGATCTGCTCGTCCATGTAGCGGGCGAGCCGTTCGTAGGTGTCGATCGAGCCAGAGCGCGAAGCCTCCAGCAGCTCGATATCGGTGCCGTCCGGAACGATGATCCCCACGTCGTTGGCGATGGCGCGCAGTGCCTGCAGCAGCTTGCTCTGTTCCCCGGCGTTCGCGCCGCGTGGATACTTGCCGATCGCGGTTGGCGCGCCGAACTTGTCGCAGAACGTGAGCCAGAAGCCGATGCCCTGGCGCTTGAAGAACACCGGCCAGAACAGCCGGTTGCCCAGGCCGAGGCCGAACGGGCTTCCATCCTTGGCGCCGAACCGATGCACGATGAACTTGCGGTCGGGCAGCTCGACGCCGTCGAGCATGTTCTCCCTGGTGAGCAGGCGCAGCGGATGCTCACCGCTCTTCTCGTCGCGCGTCTTGCCGAACGTAAAGCGCCGCTGATTGCGGGCGATCAGGTCGCGCGGCACGACTGCATCGACGCCAAGCACCCCTGAAGGACGAACGGCCCACATGACCTCGCCGACCGAGAAGCCCTTGTTGGTCGCGTCCAGAAGATCGACGCAGATCCGGTCGAACTGAATTGCCGCCAGCGTCTCGGACACGAAGTCTGCGGCCTTCTTGTCCTGCTCGTCGTCGGACGCCGGTTGAATGACCAGGTTACGGGCGACCACGGCGAGCTTGCGCTTCTGCAGCATCGCGTAGGCGTGGGCGTCGCGCTCCAGCTCGTCATAGATCTTCAGGCCCTTGCCACGGCCGCGCGAGATCAGTGTGTCGTCGTCGTTCTGCAGCGTCGCGCCGAAGAACGCCTTCGTGTAGTCGCGGTCGATCGTCGCTATTTCCCGCAGCTCCGGCAGCTTCGACACGACTTCCTCGAACGCTGTGGCCGGCACGATCACGCCCGCCCTGGTGGTGATGTAGTCAGACATAGGTGCTCAGTGATACCCGTAAGTGTCGCGGCGCCCGCCAGCGCCGGTGTAGTCGTCCATCCCGCCCGTTGCACGCTCGCGGCCGACCGGCTGGAACTCGATCGGGCCGCTCTTGTTCAGGCTGGCGAAGTAGGCGAGCGCGATTGCAATGGCAGCGTCACCGTGCCGCACCATCTCGGCATCCTTCAGATCCTTTGTTTCGAGCTTCGGCACCATCGGAATGCCGTCGATGCGCTCGACCGCGCGCAGGTCAGCCTCGGTGTTCGCGTCTCGCGGCAGATCGATCGTGCCGTCCTCGAACGCCTGGATCATCTTCGGCATCCACAGGCCGTACCAGGGCCGGTTGAGCGTCACCTGGTGCACCTGGTCGGCGCCGTAGCGGTCGGCGGTGTACTCGGCGATCGTCTGGCCGGGGCCGGTCGCGTCGATCGCCACGCCGCGCCGTCTCGGCATGCCGTCCATCAGCGCCCACAGGATCTGCTCCTGCTGGCGCGTCGGCACGTTGTGCAGCTCGATAAGGAACGGGGCGCGGCGATTGAGCGTAACCGTGATCTCCAGCGGCGCGAGGATCGAGAAGTGCCGGTGCCTGGCGTAGTCCATGCCGGCCACGTGCTCGCGCTCGTGGTCAAGCGTATCGAGCAGCGGCTGCAACTCGCGCTCGATCCATTCCTCGCACCACTTCACGCGGTCGTACTCGGGGCGGGAATTGAAGTCGTCGTCCAGCGCCAGGCGCAACACCGGCCGCTCTTCCTTCATCGCGCCCTCGATCCAAATGCCGGGGATGCACACGCCACCGCCGTCGCGCGGCACGCAGTCCAGCTCTTCGCGCATCGCCGCCTTGCGCGGGCCGTAGGCGGAGCGGATTTTCATGTACCAGGCGCGCTTGCCTTCTGCTGTGGGCTTCTCGCGCTTCATGGCGGACACGCGCTCGTACAGGCCGTTGGCGACCGCGTCGTCGAAGGTGATCGTCAGCACCTTCGCGCTGCCGCCGTAGTGCCCGGCCTCGATGTCTTTGATGAGCTGATTGAACGGGTTTCGCTTGCCGTTGTGCGACGAGATGATCCGGATCTGCCCGCCCCAAATCAGCAGCGCCGTGGCGGCATCCAGCACCGCCTGCACGTCCTGGTGGAACGCGGCCTCGTCGATGATCACGATGCCCTGCAGGCCGCGCAGGCTCGCCGGCCGGGACGACAGCGCGGCGATGTGCAGTCCGGAGGCGAAGCGAATACGCCACGCGGTGATCTTGCGCGTGTTGCCGCTCGCGTCTTGATCCTCGAACAGGAACTCTTCCACCGACGAGACGCCGCCCGACTGCGCCTCGGCCATCGAGCGCGCCATCTTCGCGCAGTAGCCGATGAACTCCAGCCCCTTCTCTTTCGAGTCGGGGATGTAATACACGTTCTGCCCGCCCTCGCTGCGGCGCGTTGCGGCGGTGATCGTGTCATCCAGGGCTTCGGCGAACGTGATGCCGGTGCGTCGTCCCTTCGAGCAGACCTTGATGTCGGCGCGGAGCTGCACCCACTCGACCTGGTGCTTCATGAGCACCCCTTCCTTACGCGGGTCGAAGTCGTCGCGGATGTCGCGTACCGCCTCGGGCATTTCCTCCCAGGGAACGGTGCGCACCGTGTCGTCGCTGGCGGCGACCTGTTTCAAGACAGCCAACGTCCGATGCAGATGCCGAGCGCGGCAACCTCGAACACCAGGAAGAAGGCGAACCGCGCGAATGGGGTAACAAAGTCCCAGTGCCCGCTCGGCCTGAAGTGCGCGTCGATCACCGGCACGACAATGCCGATCACCGCCAGAAACGCCGGCAGCGCCCACCAGGGCAGGTTGATGGAGATCGTCACGGCACCTGGACCCCGATCAGCCGCGCGCGCCAGTTGGCCGCATCGTCGGCCGACATGCCGGTCGCCTTCGCCATGTCGGTGATCACATCGCCGGCCTTCTTCTGGAACTCGACCATGTGGCGCTTCTGCTGGATCGACGCGCGGCCGAGGTCGGCGATGGCGCGGGCGAGCGTTGACAGGGTCTTCGGCGTCATGTCGATCTCGCCTTCGCGGATCAGGCGGTAGATCCGGTCGGACACCAGGCGCTGCAGCGCGTCGTTCATCGCGCCTTCCTCGTCGGGCACTTCCTGCACGATCATCTTCGCCTCGGCGACGGACATCTTCATCGCCTCGCGCTCGGCTTCGTATCCCTGGCCGAAGTTGTGCACCGCCGACTTGCGGATCTCGAAGCCCTTGCCGGCCAGCCATTCGGCGTGGCCCTTGTAATCCGAGAACCCGCTGCCGACCAGGCGGCGCTTGAGTTCCTCGAATACGTCCTCCGGAAGCTGCTCGACCTTGGAGCGCGGCGGCATGGTCAGCCCCTCGTGATAGTCGGGCGCGCGATGCCGGGATCGCACTCGCATTCGTACTGCGCGACTTCGATGCCGTACCGCTTGAGATCGACGAACCAGTTGTCGAGCGGGTCTTTGGCGATCTTCACCAGCTCGCGCTCTTCGAGATAGTCCAGCTCCAGCCGGATCTCGTGGTCGGTCACGTTGTGATACACCGACCGGATGATCGGGAGCAGCGCGTCGGTGTTCATGCCGCCGGGCCGGTGCATGTTCGCCGTGTCGAGGATCATCCACCGGATGTTTTCACGGCGAATCTTTGCCACCATCGCGGGCGTCATTTCCTCATCTCCCTCTTGATCGTCATGATCGTCACCCTGCTGTGTTCGTCCAACTTGCGTTCAACCGCTGTTGCGAGCGCCGAGAACTGCGCCTTCAGAGACGCGACGTCGCGCACGTGGTCGTTGCGCCGCACGTAATTCCTCGCCAGGTCCAGCTCGACCTTCTGCACGTTGCCCTTGAGCGTCTCCAGCTCCGTGTCCTGTGTGTTCAGGTGCTCGGTCACGGTCCTGAACTGCGCCGCGATGCTTTCCTTGGTCTGCCTGACGGCCTGGCGGCTGAGCATCCAGAACGCGATGATGATCACGACGATCAGCACCGCGAGCTGCCACGCTTCCATTTGAATCGTCACGCCGTTCTAGCCCCCATTCGCTCGCGTGTTTCGACGCACGTCACGCACCGCTGCACCCCTGGCAGCGCCTTCCGTCTCGCCTCCGGTATGCGTTCTCCGCAATCCGGCTCTACACAGCACTTCGCCGAGAGGCGCTGCCACGCGCCCGGCTCGGCGATCCCTGCACGCGCCTGCTGTTCGCGCAGGCGGATGCCCCTTTCCCACGCCTCCAACCCGGAGGCGCGGTCGGCGTCATCGGCCATCGACTTCGCATCTCACGCCGTGCCGCGATCCCACGCGCTTGCCTGACCCACGTTCGGTCCGCGGACTCCAGCGGCGGCGCTCGCGTCGGTCTGCCAGCGGAACAGCAGCGCGATCCGTCCGTTCAACTTCCAGCCAATGCCGCACTGAAAGCGCCCGGTCGACGTCGGCTTGATGTGCAGCCAGATCCCGAACGGCCAGGTGAGCCGCACCATCACGAAGCCGTTATAGAAAAGGCTACGGCTGTCGGGCCGGTAGATGCCCTGGGCGTCCAGGGCCAGCGCGAAGAGCGTGGCGACCGCATCGGTGTGAACACACAGCGGCCAGGCGTTGAGCAGCTTGTCGCGCCAGTCGCCGTTGTAGTGGACTTCGATGGTCTTCACGGCTTGCCCTCGACGCAGGCGCGTGCGGCGGCTTCGAGCTTCGCCTCGTAAGCGATTCGTTCCTCCATCTCCGCCTCCATCGCGCGCCAGACCAGGATCGCGTCCTGATAGAAGTTGCCGGTGGTCTGAACATTGACGACGTGGAGCGTCGGCGGCGCCGGCCACTTGATCGTGCACTTCGCTGGCACCGGCTTGTCCAGAGTTTGAACGTCGGTCGCGACCACCTTGGCGGTGGGTGCGCATCCGGCGAGCAGAGCGGCGAGCGCGGCGACGATGATCGTCTTCACGATTGGCCCTTGCGCTTCTTCGCGTAGTCGAGCGCCTCGCGCACGATGGCGTCGCATTCCTTGCCTGGCGCCGGCATCGGACGGTTGAGCGCGGCGGCGGCTGCAGCCAGGTGGCCCTCGGCCTTCTTCGCGGCCTTGTCCATCGCGTCCTGGGCGGCGGCAGAACGCTTCGCGCTCTCGTCGAGCAGCGCCTTCACAGACGCCTTCACGTCGCCCACGGAGGCCGCGCAGCGGTCGTTGACGCCCTTGAGCGTGGCGATCGACTGATCCTGCGTGGACACCACGCCGGCCAGCTTCTCGACATTGCCGGAAAGGCGCCAGCCGTTCGCGGTCCAGCCGATCGCGCCGCCGATCGCCAGCCCGCCGATCGCGGCGCCGACGATCAGGTAGATGGCGACTTGCCTGGTCAGCACCCTCATGAGCACGTCACCGCCGGCCCCCAGGATGCATAGAGGCGCTGATGCCTGAGCAGGATCTTGCGCGGGTAGTCGCGGTTCTCGTGGCAGTTGGCGACGCTGCGCATGCACCACAGCTCGACGTTGCTGAACCACCGCTTCGGATCGGAACCCTTCGAGGCAGCGAGCTTCTGCTCGCGCCGCAGCCAGCCCTCGCCGCCGTTGTACGACACGAGCGCGAACGACATCCGGTCGCAATCCGTCGCGGCCGGGTTGCGATCCCACAGCCAGCGGTCATAGCGCACCAGGGCGCGCAACGCCCACGCGGCATTGAACGGCTGCGGATCGGCAAGGTCGGCGTAGACGCCCCCGATCCATTCCGCCGTGGCGGGCGTGAACTGCGCGAGGCCGCTGGCGAACGGGGACTGCGCATTGGGGCGCCAGGCGCTCTCCTGGTGCACCTGGCCGGCGAAGGTCGCCACCGGAGCATTCAGGCCCCACACCATTCGCGCGTTGGCGGTGAGCGCCCGCTGGTACTGATGCGCAGCGCGCGGAATGTCCTGGGCGCAAGAGTAGCCACTGAACATTGACAGCGCGAGCAACAGCGTCCCGCCAGACAGCCATCCCAGGCGCTCCCGCGCGCGCAACGGGCGAGCCTCGAACAGAGCGCCGAAAGCGAACATGATGCTGGCAACGAGCGCGGCGAGAGTGACGAGCAGGTAAATAGACTTCATACGCCGATCGTTCCGCCGATGATCGACGCGGCGATGATCACAGCACGGCGCATCGTCGCCCAATCGCGCGCGTCATCGACGACCTTGTCGGGGCGCGCGTAGGGAAAGATCATGCGGTCCAGGCGAAAGCCGAGCAGCGCGAACAGCGTGACCAGCAGGATCTTGTAGACCGCGACGGTGAGTTGCTGCGGCGAGCTGTACGCAATGACCGCCAGCGCGAGCGCGGCGATCACCACGCATTCGAGCATGCGCAGCTCGGGGAACCTTTTGGTGAAAGGCTGGCTCATCAGGAAACAGCGATGGCCAGCGTCGGGGCCGGGTGCATGACGCCACTATCGGCGTCGTGCAGTGGGAAAGCCTTTAACTCGGGTTACAGCCCGAGGTTACTTCGGTGAAGCGACCGGGGCCTGGGGGAAGAGCTGGCCCTGGGTTTTGCGCCGCTCGATCTCGCGCATCCGCTTAATGATCCGATAAATGTGGATCTCACTGCAACCGAACTCGCTGGCCAGCTCGCTGACGTTGTCGCCCTTGAACTTGTTCCAGATCTCCAGCCACCGCTGCTGCACGTCGTGCCCGAGGCCGGTGGGCACGTAGATGATCTGCCCGCCCCAATCCTTGCGCACGTGCTCGGCCGCTTCGCGCGCGATCAGCTCCGCCTGGTCGTTCGGCAGGTGCGCCTTCTCGATCAGCAGCTCGCGGAGCTGCAGTGCGAGATCCGCGAGCAGCTCGGGATACTCAGGTCCGAGGTTCATCATGCTTCGTCTTCTCCTTGCGGCGCCGCTGGTCGGCCATCAGCGCCGCGATCACCTTCTGCCATTCGGCCGGATCGCCGAACGCCACTTTCACCTTCACGCCGCGCGTCAGGTTCTCCATGATCGTGTCGGCATAGGCCCACGGCCGTTTCGCATCGGCCAGCAGCGCCTCGATCTTCCGGAGCTGCGGATGCCGATCGCAGTTGTGCGGCCGGCCAGGGAACGGCCGCTTGCCCGGCTTCGCCTGGAAGCCGCACGCCTTCAGATGCTCGATCACGCGCTGCCGGCCGGCGTAGTCCAGTTCCGTCGCCGAGTGCACGCGACCGACCGCATAGAGCATGCTGCGGTACTCGCTATTGGGGTCCTTGTCGCGCGTGTCCATTCCGAGCTGCTGCGCGGCGATGTGGATGATCTGGATCTCGCGGCGCTTGTGGTCGTCGGCGTGTGTCGTGCTCATCTGTATCTCCTGCGTGCAAGTGCATCCGTCCGATCAATGAGAATCAAAGGCGCTAACGACGAGGCGAGGACCGCCATCCTGACTGCGCGCTGCCGGTCCCAAATGGTTCCGGTGCCTGCGACCAGCACCGGCGGGATGCCCTCGGCCTTCGCCTGGGCAAACAGAGCCTCGCGCCGCCGTTGCTCCGCGCGTTGGAATTCCTCCGCACGCCGGATGGACTCCAGGCGCGCGCGCTCGATCGCCTGCGTCTTGCGTACCTCGAACGAACCGCGTGCCTTGGCTTGTCCCATCAGGCCACCAGCTCGCTGTGCTCGACGCCGTCGAGCTTCCGGCCGGCGTTCTTCTTGCCGACGCGCATCATGTAGACGCCATCAACGTAGTCGTGCGGATTGCGCCAGTGCTCCTTCGCCACTTCGCTGGCCGGCGCCCACTCGCCCCATTGCTTGAAGAAGAACGCCGTGCCCTGGTGTCGGCACTGATCGCGCAGCGAGCGCAGCGCGGCGACGGTAGACGGCCGTGCCTTGTGGCCGCTCTCGCCGCCGCCGAAGACCTGGTCGATGCCAGCCAGGTCGAACTCGCCCAGGTCTTCCAGGAGCGGCTCGGCCGAGATCACGCGCACAGCGGCCGGCGTCTTGCGCAGCTCGACGACGCGCGGCAGGAACTCGCGGCTCTCGACGCTGACGCCGAGCTGCACGTTCGGCAGCGGCCAAGTGAGCGTCTGCGGCAGCTTGTCGATATAGCCTTCGAGGCCGTACCGCTTGAACGCCGCCGCGATGTCGTGCCTGGGCGAGCGATTCGACAGCATGCACAGCACGACGCGCATGCGATCGGCGCGCTTCGTGAGGATGATGAACGTGTGCTGGCTGGCAATGGCGGCAACGCCCAGGACCGCGACGATGAACATGTCTTCGATGTCGTCGTGAAACAGGTCGGACATGCTGTCCACGAAGATCCGGCGCGGCTTCGTCATCAGCAGCGGCACGATCAGGCGCTCGGGGTGCATCGCCACGTCCTCGAACTTGCGGCCGTAGTAGACCGACTTCGGGTTGGCCGAGAGGCGAATCCACTCCTTCTTCGCGTAGCAGTTTTTGCAGCCCGCGCTCACCTTGGTGCAGCCGGTGGTCGGGTTCCAGGTCAGCGCCTTCTTCACGCCGTCGTGCAGCCACTCGATCTTGCTTCCGTCGCTCATGCCGCGATCCTTTCCTCGTCGTGTTCGCGCCGCCGACGTTTCAGCTCGCGCGCCTTCTTCCTGTTGGTGTTCTCCGCCGAGCGGCGGTAGTTGTCTTTGCTCTTCTCGTAACTCAGGTGCTCGGGGTTGATGCACGCGGCCGTGTCGCAGGCGTGGCTTGTGTCCTTCCCCTCCGGCCGATCGCGGCCGGTCTTCATGCTCAGCGGGAGCTGATGCACGTACAGGCTGGCGTCGCCGCTGCGAATTCGGAAGTTCGTCTTCGGATAGCCGTCGTTATTGCAATGGCCCATCCAGCAGATGCACTCGCCGACGCGAACGCTGTTCAGCGCCATGCGGATGATCAGCTTGTGCTGCTGCGCGGGCGTGAGCAGCGGCACGCGGTGCTTGAACAGCGCGAACTCGGGGAACATCGCATGGATGTTTCCGAGCTGAACGCGTTCAAGCTGCGAGCGGTGCATCAGGTGTACGCCCGCCAGAGCTGCATCGCCATCGACACGACGAACGCGAGCGCGCCGAGGAAGCCGAGCCAAAGCGGCAGAGTCTCGAGAAACTTAGCCACGCGCCTTGTCCTCGACGATCAGCTTGTGGTCGCGCGCGCTGGCCGACGTGAGGAACAGGCGCACTTCGTTCTCGTGAGTCGCCGCCTCGGACGGCAGGCAACCGTTCGCCACCTGGCGGCTGAAGTGCTGCTGCAGCGCCGCCTCCAGGGCCTCCCTTTCAAACACCCAATACATGTTCAAACTCCTTTCAACGGCCGGCCGTTGAACGGCACGAGCGCGGTTTCTTTGGCGAGGTAGAGCGGATGGCGCGGGAAGCCTTCGGCCGTCACGCCGAGGCACTGCACCGGGATGCCGAGCGTTTGCGTGAGCAGCGACATGACGTGGCGCTCCTGGTCGCGAAAGCCGCCGTGCGTTCCCCAGGCGGCGACAACCACGCCGCCGCTCTCATGCGCGCGGCAAGCTGCGCCGATGATGTAGTCCGAGTTTTTCGGGCCGATCGGATCGGCGGCGGCGAGTAGATCGATCGGCTTTGTCGCGCGGAAGGCGAACAGGTTGGACAGCACCAGCTCGCCGCATCCCCAATCCTCCGCGAAGCCCATGCAGCGCGTCGTCGTCGGGTCGTTGCGCTCGGCATCGGCCTTGCTCGGGTTGAGCATCACGAAGTTGGCGATTCGCACGCTCGGCCCGAGCGCGCGCGTCAGGCGATAGCGGAACGTCCCGCACGGCGAGATCTTCGCGGAGTTTCTGGCGAGGAAGAGATCGGGTGCGTTCACGCTACCGCCTTAGGCGCGAGCCTGGCGGCGCGCTCCTTCTTTCGGATCTGGGTCTGCAGGCCACGGATCAGCGCGACGCGCGGTGTGTCGCGCTGCTGCTCAAGCTGGATTGCGCGCTGCATCGCCGGCACGCTGTAGCCGTAGGCGCCAGACATCGCGTCCTGCACGCTGGTGCTCACGATGCCCTGCGCGGTCTTCTCGACGTCGCGGCTCATGCGTTGCCCCCGGCCGGCGCCGTGGCGAGCTGCATGGCCTGCTGTTGAAAGACCATCGCCCGCTCCATGTACGCCTGGTGCTTCTCCATCGCCGCCGCTACCTCGCGGCGATGCTTATTGCGTGCAGCCTTAGGCGGCAGCGGCACGAAGGCGCGCTTGCCGCCGCAGGCGCAGCCGATGGCCAGGCAGTAGTACGGCGCGAGCTTTTTCATGACGCCGGCCTGATGTCGTTGTCGGCTCCAGCACCGCAGCCGGTCGCGTCCTGCCTGATCGCCTTGTGCCAGTTGAGCAGCGCAGCGGCGGAGCTGATGCAGTGGTGCAGCGCCTTGGTACGGTCGCCGGTGAGGGCGGCGCGCAGAGCCTTGCCGGTGAGATAGCCGACCAGCCAGAACCAGTTCTCCGCCGACTTGTCGCGGTCGTGCGCTTCGCCCCACCGATCAACCTGATGTGCCGCTTCCAGCCTCACGCCCTGCAGGAAGTCCTCGGTCTCGGGCGAGTTGATGAGCTGCGACAGGTAGTAGATCCGGTCGCGTGCGATCGTGACGATCGCCTCGTGGTTGATGTCGTGCCGGAGCAGCATGCGTACCTGGTCGGCGACTTCCTCGTCGGAAAGATGCGCGGCCAGGATCGGCTTGCGGTTCCCGTTGATGACGGCGAACTTTTCCTGGGCGGCGCTCACGAGTTGGCCTCCGCCTTCTCGACCGCGCTCTTCATCAGCGCCTGCACGACCTTGTCGAGATCCGTGTTCGCCAGGGCGGCGAAGGCTTCGTCGCTGCCGGGGATGCGCTCGGCGCCGATCTTCTTGAGCTGCGCGTCGTCGAGCTGGTGCAGGCCGGCCATGACCGGAGACCTGGTCGTCGCGATCAGCACGTCCGCGCGATCGGGAAGGTGCTTGACGATCAGGCTGCACGTGTTCTCGCCGTCGAGAACGCGGATCTTGTCGAGCGCCTTGCGGTAGCCGCAACGCACGCCGTGCAGGATGCGGGTCTTCGGCTTGTCGAACACCTGGCGCGAGTCCTGCACCAGGCTGTGCAGCGCCTCGTACCGCTCGGCCGCGCGCGTGGTCGCGCGACGCAGCTCCGGCCAGTGGTCGCGCACGAGCTGGTCGATCTTCGAGCGAAGATCGCCGGTGAGTTTGTCCAGGTCGTTCTGCGCGTCCGCGTACTGGCGCGCGTGGGTGTCGATCTCGGTGATTTGCACATCGTTGGTTCTCGCGTTCACGTTTGCTGCTCCTTGAGTTGCCGTCATCAAGGGCGACCGTGCATCGCTGCCCGGCCGGGACGTACCCTTCAATTCGTTGGTGACTTGCTTGGTCATGTGCCAGCCGTTGCAGACCGGGCACTCGTAAACCCGCAGCGCGACCTTCCGCGCGGCGGCGCACTTCTGCGCCTCGATCAGCGCGGTGATCTCGGCCGGATAGCGGCGCTTGCCGTGGCACATCCGGTTGATCGCATTGACGGAGAGCACGGCCGACATCAGCTCTGCTCCTTCTTCGGCAGCAGGCCGCGCGAGTTGGCGCGCACCAGGTGCGGCTCGAATTGCTTCTTAGTGAGCGGCGCGCGGGTCGCGGGCATGCGCAGCCGGCCCGCCCTGGTGATCCGGATCTCGAAGTCGATATCCATGCGCTCCAGCTCGAACTGCGTCACGGTGACGTTCTCCTTGAACGCCTTCCGCACGTCATCGACGAGATCCAGAAAGAACATGTACTTGTCGGCGCGGATGCGTTTCACGTCGGCAGCTTCAGTTGACCGCGCAGATCCGGCAGGCTGACCTTCTTCATCTTGGCGACCTGGGTGAGCGAGGCCATCGCGCGCGCGTACAGGAACGCGCAGGTACGGTTCAGCTCGTCGTCGTTCGCCGCCAGGTAGTAGCCGCTGGCCGGCGTGCCGCAGATATGGAAGCCCTCGCCGCGCAGCTCTTCGATGGCCTTGCGCAGCAGGCGCTCGCCGAACGGATCGCGTTCGGGCCGGCCGGTGATCTTCATCACGAGCTGGTCGGCGTGGATGCCGTTCTTCGCGCCCACGTGCCCGCCGAGAACGCCGAGCACGAACGTCGCCCTGATCGCCGGCCTGGTCACGCGTCTTCCCTCCAGACGCGGATGCGCTTCGGGTTCGTCTCGGTCTCGGCCGGGCGCGTGGTGATCACGAAGCCGCAGGCATCGGCGTGCTCCTTACACGCGGCGCGGCTGTAGTCGGTCTCGAACGAATCGCCAACGTCCAGCTCGGCGATCAGCTTGCGCAGCTCGCCCTTCTGCGGGCGCTTGGACGGCGGGATCGGCACGCCCTTCTCGATCTGGCCGAGGCGCGGCAGCGCCTCGCCTGCAGCGGCCGGCACGCGCGGCGCGGCCGGCGAAGGGGCAGGAGCGGCGGCAGGCGCGCCCGCTGCGTGCCGCGAAGGAAGGCGCGGCTGGCCTGGGAACAGATCGCTCATGTCCCGCAGATCGCGGGTGACCTTTCCGGCTCCGGCCGTGGAGTGTTTGTACTGCCACGTCTCGCGCGTGCTGCCTGGCTTCGTGACTTTGCAGGCGAGCAGCGCGCCGCTCTCGACGTGCGGCTTCAGGTGCGCGCCGACGACGCCCGAGCCGACATTGCACGCTTTGGCGATTTCATCGGTGCGCGCGGTCACCTGGCGCTCGATGTAGTCGAGCATCTTCTGCGTCGTCGTCTTGCTCATGCCGTCCTCCGCGTCTTCACGAACAGACCGCCGTTGCGCACGCGCAGGCAGAGGAAGCGTTCAAACGGCATCCGGCGACGCCACACCGCCGGCAGCTTCATGTAACGATCGCCCAGGAAGTCGAGCAGCTCGTCGGACAGCTTGAGCGCCACGCCCTCGCGCTGCGCTTCCGTCGCGTGGCGGATCACGACGCGGCGCTCCGCTTGCGCATCGGCACGACTTCATGCGGCTGCTGCTCGCGCGCCTTCTCCAGCTCGCGTTGCTTGCGCTGCGCCGCGCGCAGATGCCGGCCGACGTCGGTGCTGGCAGAGTCGAGGTACTTGAAGCGGCGATCGAGGATCGAAATGCGGGGCTTCTTCGTTTCCATGTCACGTCCTCCTGAAGTTCGGACAGCCGTTGCGGCACGCCTTGTAGATGGCGACGGTCTCCGGGCTGGCGGCGGAGAAAGGCTTCTGCTGCCAGTCCTGGCACTCGCTTGGCGAGATCTCCCGGTGAACGCCGGGGCACTCGATCTTCTTGTTCATGAACACGCCTCGAACGCGCTCTTCAATGCGCTTCGTGTTGGCCTTGTACTTGCCGCTCAGCACGTCGCTGATGCAGCCCTTCGAGCGGCCGAGCTGCGCCGCGACGACGCGCATGCCGTCGCGCTTGACGGCCGCGCGCAGCACCGTCATCCAGTCGGGCGCGCGTTGATCAACCAGCGGCTTGATCACTCGCGGCCTCCTTCACGTAGAGCTTCTTTTCGTTCTGGTCGTACACGTCGCCGTTGCGCTTGGTGAGCGGCGGCAGCGGCCCGGTGTCGCGCAGGAGCTGGTACATGAAGGCGCCGCCGCGCAAGCCGTTGCTCACTCGCTCCACGCGCAGGTAGCCATTCGCAACCAGCGCGTAGACGAAATCCTTGACGCTGCGCTCGGCCGGGCTGCGCGCCGGATCGACGGCCGTCATGACGAGCGTGGGCATGTCGAAGCGGATGAGCTGGCGCATAGCGAGCCAGACCGTCACGCGCTTGGCCATCGGCCGGCGCGTGACGTTGTGCTTGGCGAAGGCGCGCTTCCTGGTCACCGCGCCTGTCCGAGGAAGAACTGGCGGTTGCCCCACTGCTCGCGGCCGAGCGGCCTGCCGCCTTTCGGGCTGTTGACCTTGCCGAACGCTTCGATGCGCGCGAGGCCGTTGGTCATAAGGCCGATGTTTCCCTTCGCCTGGACGTGCAGATCGCCGAGCAGCTCGTCGTCGATCTGGATCTCGCACACGGTGTCGCAGAGCACGCGCGCGTCGGACAAGTCGGCGGGCAGGAACTCGATCGACTGCGTGATGCGCCGCGCGAGCTGCAGGCGGTTGGCGACCTTCAGGTGCACGCCCTTCATGCCGACCAGGAGCACCGGCATCTTCGACAGGTCGTGAATGTCGCGCAGCGTGTCGAGCGCCGGCAGCAGCTCGCCGCGCCCGACCAGGTAATCCAGCTCGTCCACGAAGAGTCCGCGGTTCTGGTCGATCAGCAGCCGCACGATCTGCTGCACGTTCTCGGCCGCGCGGTAGTGCGGCTCGGCGCCGAGTTCGCGCATGATCGAGGCGAGCATCGCGCGCTGCGTCCAGGTGGACATCGCACGCACGTTCACGGCGTTCACCTGGGCGCGCAGCCAGGTCATGGCCGTGGACTTGCCGTAGCCCGCGTCGCCGTGTACCAGGCCCATGCCCTCGACGCCGGTGCCGCGCTCGGTGAGCGCAGCGTAGGCGTTGCGCAGGTTGATGATGTTCTTGACGACCGCCATCTTTGCTTTCATCTCAGTGCCTCCTTCAGTTGTGGTGCGTTAAAAAGCCGGCGGAATGCCGGCGGTTCCTCATGCGGCGCCGGATCGCTCCGGCGCTTCCTGATCGGCCGGTGCAACCTGCGCATCGACCATCTCCTGCAATTGCCTGTAGGACGTCGGCTGCTCGCGGCGATAGGCGGCGAGGAACTCGGTCTCTTCGTTGGTGATGGCGCGGAACTTGGCGCGCTTCATGATCCAGACCACGCGCTCGTGCCGGTTCTCGAACACCGGCTGCTGCTCTTCGGCGCCGGCCGCGATGCGGCGGCGCGCGAGTTCGTTGTCCGCGCCGGCCTCGATCTCCTGCTCGATGCGCGCGCGCTCGGCGCGTGCCTGGTCGTCGCTCATCAGCTCGGCGGAGCTGCGCGCCGGCCGGTGCATCTCGGCGACGGCGTCGGCCGCAGCCGAGAGGCCGGCCGAGTCGTGAACGATCGACGGCCTGGGGAACGGCGCGAGGCGCGCGGCCTTAGCGGCGCGATCGGCGAGGATCTCTTCCACGATGTCATCGGTGCGGGCGCGCTTCGCGGTCGCGCGCAGCGCGCGGCGCGCTTCCTGCACGCGCGTCTTTTGCCTTTCGCGCGTTATGGCTGCGACTTCCTTGCGGTCGATCCCTGTGCGCTCGGGGCATTCGGCGATGCAGACGAAGGCGAGATCCGGCCCGCCCTGGATGACGAGCCGGCCGAGATCGGGAAGCTGCAGGCACAGCACCTTCTCGCCGACGTGGCGCTCCAGCTCGGGCGCGATGAACCACGCGTTCTCGATCTCGACGCCGCGCTTCTGCACCGTGCGCCACGCGCCTTCGCCGAGCAGCACGTCGAGCGCGCGCTCGTCTTCGATGCGGCGCACCGAATGGGGCCAGGCGGCGGCAACCTCAAACGGCGTCTTGTCGTTCAGGCCGTCGTGCGGGCGCATCGAGTAGACCGCGTCGATCCAGCTATCGCAGAACTGCTGAAACTCCGCCGCGCTCATGGAGATCTCGACGACGGCATCCTTCTGCATCAGGCGCTCGGCGAACGACTTGCGCGCCTCGATCGCGGAACGCTCCGCGACGTTGTGGCCGATGAAGCCGTCGAGCAGCTCCACCAGGCCGTGGCTGAACGTGCGGAAGAATCGCTCGATGTGCGGCTTGTGCCACGCCTGGAACGGCGGGCAGAACGTCTGCTTGATCTCCAAGCCTTCGACGACGCGCGCGATGTGCTTCGATTTGTAGTCCGAGCCGTTGTCGGTCTTGACTTCCTCCGGCACGCCGAAGTCGAGCAACCCGGCGCGCATGAGCTGCGCGACGGCGGTGGCCTTGCTGGTCTTCGACACGAACAGGCGCGTGCGGCGCGAGTACACGTCGATCAGGCCGAGAACCGTATGCCGGCCATCGGTCAGCATCACGTCGGCCGGCGTCGAATCCAGCTCCCAACGCTGGTTCAAACGCACGACGCCTTCGGACATCGAGCCGAAGGCGGTCATGTACTTGTTCTTCCAGCCGTCCGGATTGGCGAGCGCGGTGACGGTCTGCGCGTTCTCGTTGCGCCAGTCGGCGATCCATCGCTCAAGCGAGCGCATTACCGGCAGCTCGATCGCGGTGCCGCCGAATCGCGCGGCGATGCCTTCCATGATGTGCGTGGCGCGCGCGTGCGGCGAGCGCACCAGCATGCCGATGATGAAGTCGCGGAGCTGCGGCTGGCGGTCGATCTTGCCGTCGCCCTTGCGGTTGCCGTAGGAGCCGGCGAGCGCGGTGATCCCTTTCGTGCGGATCAGCCGGCGCCAGGTGGCGAGCGTGGAAGCGCCGACGTCGGGGATCATCGAGCGCGTCGGCGCGCTGACTTCGATGTCGCCCTTCGTGTATGCGGCGGCGAAATGGATCTCGCTCGCCTGGATCGAAAGCTTGCCCGCCTGCTGATACATGGCGAGCGCGCGCAGAATCTCCAGCTTTGCGTCGAGCCGCTGCTGCGCCTTGCCGCGCAGCGAGACGCTGCTCTTCAATGATTCGAGCCGCGTGGCTTCGCCAGCGCGCTCGACCAGGTCGGCGCGCAGCGCGAGCTTCGCGCCTTCGACCGCGCCGGCCTTGATGAACGCCGGTGTGACCGGCGCGATCACGGCGCGCACGCCGTTGATGGTTCTCGCCGCGAGCGCGGCGCGCGCCTGCGGCGGCAGCTCGGCGACTGCATATTCGGTGCGCGTGCCGCCGGGACCGCCGCGACCTGGTACGACCTTCGATGTGATCTGCCTGGCGCGCAGCCAGCGGATCGCGCCGCTCTTCGTTGTCGGCAAGCCGGGCAGGCCGAAGAGCGCATCGACCGCGAGGAACTCGCCTTCATACTGTGGGATCGGCAGCGCGCTCATGCGCGAACCTCGCCGGCCTTGAGGCCGAGCTGCACCGCGATCACGTGGCCCTTGCCGCGCTTTCCCTTCACGCGGCCGGCGAGAACCTCGAACACCAGGCTCGGTTTGTGGCCATGCGCCGTCGCCCATCCGCTGACTGACGTGCCGGTGCGATCAAATTCCGCGAGCACCTGCTCCGGCGTCTTGATTGCGCCGCGAGTCCGATTTCGAGCTGGTGTCTTGCCTTTGCGGTGTGTCGCCATGTAGCCTGTTGGTTTCTGTAAATGTCTGGGCAAGACTAGTATTCATTTGAATACCTGTCAAGTCCGAGGGTATTCGTCTGGAGACATTGGGCACACGGCTGAAGAAGGAGAGGGAGCGCCTGGGGCTGAACCAGGAGGCGCTCGGCAAGCGCGCGGGCGTAAAGCGGCTGGCTCAGGTCAACTACGAGAGCGGGAAGCGAAACCCGGACGCGGACTACTTGGCGCGCGTCGCCGATGCTGGCGCCGATGTCCTGTACATCGTGACAGGCAAGAGAGTCCAGGTGGCGCGCGGTGACGCGCTGCACGAGGACCGCGCCGGCTACGTCTACCTACCTTTGTATGAGCAGCGCGCCGCCGCCGGCAAAGGCCGCGTGATCGACGACAACGAACTGGTGAAGGACGTGCTGTCGTTCCGCGAGGATTGGATTCGACGCGAAGTGCGCGCGCGGCCGGCGGATCTCGGCCTGTGCTTCGTCGATGGCCACAGCAACGTGCCCGACATGCATCCAGGCGACATCGTCATGTTCAACCGCGCCGACACGAAGGTCTCGCGCGACAGCTACTACCTGGTGCGGATGCAGGACGCGCTGCTCATCAAGCGGCTGCAGCACCTTCCCGGCGGCATGGTGAAGGTGTCGAGCAAGAACCCGGACTTCGAGCCGTTCACCATCAAGGTGGCCGACATCGACGGCCCCGAGAACTTCCACATCCTGGGCCGGATCGTCTGGCAGTGCCGCCGGCTTTAGACGGCCCGAGCAGCTCCCCGCCGACCCCGGCCGGCCCGAAACCGTGTAAATCCTCCACGTCGCGCAGGAGCGACGAATAGGTACAGGGTGGCTACCGGCGCCCTCGGCTGACTTTTTGAACAACCTAGCGCCGAATTGAACGGCGTGGCGCCCGATCCCGGTCCCCTCGGCGACCCCAAACTGCGCCTTCCGGTCGCTCATAGTTGCCGAATGCGTACATTGTATGTATTCTTTTGGATACATGCCGACCGCACCCCGTGGCCGGCGCATCCAGGAGACGGACATGAAGCAAGCCCGCAAACCCCAACCCGACGACACCCAGGCGCTGGCCGAAGAGGCCGGCCGGCTGATGCAGGTCGTTCGCACCGACCCGCTGCAAGGTGCTGGAGTCAACCGCGTCGTGCAGGCCAGCAACCGGCTGACGCAGATCGGAGACGAGCTGACGCGCGAGCTGGTGGTCGGCTGCACGTTGATCAACGCACTGGTCGATAAGTGGACGGCGCACCACTACCGCCCGACTCTGCAGGGAAGCCCGCGCGCGCTGCTGCTCGCCGACATCTACGACTTCACCGCAGCACGGCGCGGCCTGGACGTCACCGCGTATCGCGGCCTCGACGCAAAGCCATCCGCCGCACAAGCGATCGACATGCGCATGACCTGGGGCGAGGCGGCACGGCTTCTGCTCGCGGTCCTCGAAGACGGCACGGCGAAGGGAAAACGCGAAGCTCGCATCGAGATCATGAAGATGGCGCGAGCCGCCGACGTTGCGAAGGGCGCGGCCGAGCTGGTCGATCGCTTTCTCAAGATCGACGACTGGAGCGACGAGTCGATTGCGCCGAAGGAACTCATCGCCGACGCACGTGATCTGCAGCAGCAGCTCGGGAGGTCGGCGTGAGAGGCGGCACGTTCTCCATTTCGTATCGAGGCGTCGGCGGCAATATGATTCTGTTCCATAGTCTGTTCCGCCGAAACGATCTTCGCGCTGCCGTCGAAACCTTCCGGCGTTACGCGCACGCCTGCACGTGGCACACGCTGTGGATATTGAAGCGCGATGGCAAGACGATCGCGCGAATCGACACCAACCGAAACGACATCCATCGGACGCGATCACATCGCGCTCGGTGGGCGCGGCAGGGCACGCTCTTTGCCCGCGAGCATAAGCGGGCATTCGCAATCACCGCCGCAAGCCGGAGGTCAGCATGAAAGGCCAGAGAGCACCAGAAAAAGTTTCACGGGAAACAAAGCCGGCGGCGGCGACGCACACTGCCGGCCTCGCGCGGATCGAGTCGAAGACCGGGCCGTGCGTGATCGCGGTCGGCGAGCGCGAGATCTGCGAGTGCTACCTCGACGGCGAAGTGCAGACCGTCGAGGATGAGCTGAACGCCAAGCGCGTCGTCGCCTGCTGGAACGCCTGCGATGGCGTCAAGACCGAGACGCTCGAACACGGCGGCGTGAAAGCGTGCATGGAATTGGCGACGGAAGCGGCGCGCGAAACCGACGACGTCAAGGACCGCGTGAACGCACTCAGCGAAGAGATGCGCGACATCTGCATCGCGGTCGGGCGGTCGAAGGACGGCAGCGGCGTTGACGTCGATTGGCTCGCGCTCAGCGAAGACGTCGAAGAGCTGAAGGAACAGCGCGACGACCTGGTGCGGTTGCTCCGCCGCACGGTCGTCGGCAAGCCGGTCATGCGCGTCGAACTGCGCGCGGAGATCGACAAGTTCCTGCTCAACTGCACGGACGTCGCATGACCGCCCTCTACGTGGTGCACGCCGGCCGGCGCTTCATGGTCACCGGCGAGACGTCGATCGACGGCGCGGCGGCGTTCGAGCTGGCGCCACTCGGCAAGGGCGCGCGGATCGTCGCGCGCAGCAGCGAGTGCCGCGAGGATCGGCGGCACGTCCAGATCCGTGGCTACCGCTCGCACCGCGACGGCCGGCCGGTGGTGATGCACGTTCACCAGGACAAGGGCGAGACGCGGATCGAGCTGCGGCTGAAGGGCCGGCGCAAGGGCTTCGAGATCACGCTGGAGGGCGCGTTCGACCTGGCGGCGCAGTCGGCCGCGAACGTCGCGCGCCGTGAGCGCCAGTGGAAGCGTGAGCAGCGGCGCGCGGGGCGCTCGGCATGAGCAACGCCGAGCAGCTCCGCCAGCTCATCCGCCAGCACAGCCTGTCGCGCGCCCGCGCGGCAGAGCTGTGCGGTAAGGTCTCGATCCACACGTTGAACGCCTGGCTGTTGCCGCGCGGGGCGAAAGCCTGGCGCAACATGCCGGATGGCAAGCTGCGCCTGCTGCAGCTTGAAGTCGCCGCGCTGCCGGCGACGAAGTAGCACCGAAACTCTCCCGCGTCGTCGAGGTCGATCCTGGAAGCCGAAAGGCCGAGGGGATTAACCTCGTCTTATAACTTGGGTTAAAGGCTTTCACGCTCGCGCTCGCGCAGGATTCGGTCTGCTGATTTCAATTACTCAGAGACCGAACAACTCCATGTCGAAGAAGTCGAGCGTGTAGGTGAAGTCCATCGAGATTTTCCGAGCGGGCAAGCACACGGCCAGCGATGGCCGTGCGTTCACCTTCACGCAGGCGATGCTCAAGCAGATCGCGGACGGTTACGATCCGACGCTGCACGAGGCGCCCTTCGTCATCGGCCATCCGAAGAGCGACGGCCCGGCCTACGGTTGGGGCAAGTCGCTCCAGGTGAGCGGCGATCGGCTGCTGTGCGTGCCCGACCAGGTCGAGCCGCAGTTCCAGGAGTTGGTCGAAGCCGGCCGCTTCAAGAAGCGCAGCGCCGCGTTCTACGGTCCCGAAGATCCCGCCAACCCGAAGCCGGGCACGTTCTACCTGCGGCACGTCGGCTTCCTCGGCGCGACTCCGCCGGCCTTGAAGGGCCTGAAGGACGTCGAGTTCAGCGGCGACGCGAGCGCGGCGATCGAGTTCATGGACTGGACGACGCGCGACATCGCTTCCGCGTTTCGCGGCCTGCGCGATTTCCTCATCGAGAAGTTCGGCAAGGAGGAAGCCGACAAGGCGGTGCCGGGCTACCTCATCGACAACATCACGACGGACGCGGCCACCGACGCCACGCCACAACTTTCCTACCAGGAGACTCAAAACGTGTTGACCAAGGAACAGCTCGACGCGCAGAAGCGCGACCAGGACGCGAAGGACGAGACGCAGCGCAAGCGGGACATCGAGTTCGCCGAGCGCGAGAAGAAGATCAAGGCCGACGAAGCCGCCGCGCGCCGCACGGCGATCGGCGCCGAGATCGACGAGCTGGTGAAGGCCGGCAAGGTGCTGCCGAAGGACAAGCCCGGCCTGGTCGCGTTCATGGAAACGCTGCCCGCCGACACCAAGATCGAGTTCGGCGAGGGCGACAAGAAGGTCAACACGCCGAGCATCGACTGGCTGCGCGGCTTCCTCAAGACGCTGCCGAAAGCCGTCGAGTTCAAGGAACGCGCCGCTGGCGACGACCTGCCGGCGGAGCTGACCGCACCGCAGCTCGCCGCGAAGGCGATCGAGTTCCAGGAAGCGGAGCGCAAGGCGGGCCGCGAGGTCTCGATCACCGCCGCCGTCACCCACGTCAAGAACCAGGCGACGCAGTAAGCGCCGCCGCAACCCACGACACAACAGAGGAACCACCGAGCACATGACCCCGATCCTCACCAAGAGCTTCAAGGCCGGCGCCGCGATTGCCGCGAGCCGCTTCATCAAGATGGGCGCCGCCGATTGGGCCGCGATCCAGGCGGCGGACGCCGCAGCGCCGATCCTCGGCGTGAGCGCGCCGAACGTCGCCGCCGCGACGGATCAGAGCGTCGATGTCGTCATGGACGGCATTGCCCTGGTCGAGTGCGGCGGCGTGGTGACGCGCGGCCAGTTCGTCGAAGCGGACGCGAACGGCAAGGCGGTGAACGCCAACATCGTCGCGGGCGCGCTCAAGTACGTGGGCGGCATCGCGCTCGAAACCGGCGCGGCCGGCGAGCTGGTGCCGGTGCGCGTGCAACCGACCGTGATCGGCGCGGACGGCGTGGCCGAGGTCGAGATCACGCTCACCACGGCCCAGGTGAAGGCCCTCAACGCGACCCCGATCGACCTGGTCGCGGCGCCGGGCGCCGGCAAGGTGCTCATCCTGGAAGGCGCGCAGCGTGCCTTCTACGACTTCGTCGCCGCCGCATACGCCGGCATCGCGGCGGGCGAAGACCTGACGATCAAGTACACGGACGGCTCGGGCGCGGTCGCCGCGACCTTCGAGACGACCGGCTTCCTCGATCAGGTCGCCGACCAGCACCGCATCGTCTACCCGAGCGGCGTCACGCCGGTGGCGAACGCAAAGCTCGTCGCGCACATGGCGACCGGCGAGATCATCACCGGCGACGGCCCGGTGAAGATCAAGGTCCGCTATCGCTCCGTGGACATGCAGGCGTAAGCGGCGCGATTCCCGAAAACTCAAGGAGAAACGAAACACCATGAAATCCCCGTTCAATTCGATGTTCATCGTCGCGCGGCTGCTGTTCGTTGTCGTGCTCATGTTCGCGCTGGCGCTCGCCGCCGTGTTCCAGGTGCCCAAGCCGTTCCAGGCAATCGCCATCGCCGTCGCGCCGTTCGGCGTCTACTTCGGCGTACTGTTCATTGGCGAAAGCGCGGGCTGGTGGGTGATCAACGGCGCGCGCAGCGCCTTCGGCCAGGCCGGTAACGTGGCGACGGTCGCGCCGTTCCCGGTGACGCCCGAGCTGCAGGCCGTGGCGCTCGCGTACCGCAACAACGCGATGATCGCCGACGCCGTGCTGCCGCGCGTCCAGGTGCCGCTGCAGAACTTCAAGTACATGAGCTTCCCGAAGGGCGAGATGTTCACGCTGCCGGAGACCAAGGTCGGCCGCAAGGGCGCGCCCAACCAGGTGGAGTTCACCGGCACGGAAGTGGACGGCTCGACGCAGGATCACGCGCTCGACGACGAGGTGCCGCACGCCGACATCGAGAACGCCAAGCAACCGGGCATGCCCGATCCGCTGATGCGCGCGGCCGAAGGCACCACCGAGCTGCTCACGCTGGCGCGGGAAGTGCGCAGCGCGGCCCTGGTGTTCGGCGCCGCGAACTACGCGGCCGGCAACAAGGTGGACCTGAACGGCAACGACATCTGGTCGACCAAGCACGCGGACAGCGATCCGATCACCGACATCCTCACCGGCCTGGACGCCTGCATCATGCGCCCGAACGTCGCGGTGTTCGGCCAGTCCGCGTCGATCGCGCTGCGCACGCATCCGCTGATCGTCAAGGCGTACAACGGCAGCGACGGCTCGTCTGGCGTCGTGCCCCTCGCCTTCATCCGCGAGCTGTTCGAGCTGGAGGAAGTCCTCGTCGGCCAGGGCTGGATCAACACCGCGAAGAAGGGCGCCGCGCCAGTCATGGTTCGCGTATGGGGCGGGCATGCCGCCCTGATCCATCGCAACAAGAACGCCGACACGCAGCGCGGCGTCACCTACGGCTACACCGCGCAGTTCGGCACCCGCATCGCCGGCAGCGAGTACGACGGCAAGATCGGCATGCGCGGCGGTCAGCGCGTGCGCGTCGGCGAGTCGGTGAAGGAACTGCTGATGGCGAACGACCTGGGTTACTTCATCCAGGACTGCGCGGCGTAAGCCAGGCACCGCCCCGAGGTCAATGTCGAGTCAAAGGGGCGGCTCCGGCCGCCCCTTTTTTTAGAGAGAGAACATGAACCAGTACATCGTGAAGTCGCCGGTCAAGCTGCGCGGAAAGATCCATCCAATCGGCGCGACCGTCGAGATGAACGACGAGACCGCGCAGCGCGCGCTCGCCAAGGGAAGCGTCGAGCGGCACAACCCGCGCGAGCAGGCGCGCGCGCTGACGGACGCCATTGCCGTTTCCGCGGCTCGCATCGTTGCCGGCGAGGCAACGATGGAAGGAGCCGTCGAGCTGATCACCACCAGGCTGCAGGGTGCGGCGGCAGGCCAGATCCGCGCCGCGCTCAATGACAGCGTCCGCGAGCTGCGCCAGGACGCGGAGCGCAAGGCGAAGGCCGAGGCCGAGCAGAAGGCCAAGGAGGAAGCCGAGCAGCGCGCCAGGGAAGAGGCGGAGCGCAAGGCCAAGGAAGAGGCCGACCGGAAGGCGAAGGACAAAGACGCCAAGGACAAGAAGAAGTAGGCACGGAATTTTTCACACCCGCGAAGACGAGAAGCACCAACGCTGAGAGGAAGCCGCCCGCCAGGCGGCGCATACCGGACAACACGCTGTGAGCTACGCGACCAAACAGAACATGATCGACCGCTTCGACCAGGCGGAGCTGATCCAGCTCACGGACAAGGGCCTGCCCGCGACCGGCGCGATCGTTGACGCGGTGTTGAACAGCGCCCTGGCGGACGCGGACGCGGAGATCGACGGCTACCTGGTGGGCGCGTACCAGCTCCCGCTGCAGAGCGTTCCGAAGAACCTCACGACGATTGCGTGCGACATCGCGCGCTACAAGCTTTACGACGACCGCGCCACCGAGCACGTGCGTCTGAGGTACGAGGATGCGATCAAGTACCTGGTGCGCGTCGGCAAGGGCGAGCTGTCGCTCGGCCTGGACTCGGCGAATCAGCCGGCGCCCGCGTCGAGCGCGCCGATGGTGTCTGGCCCGGCTCGCACGTTCGACGCCGACACACTGAACGACTACACGCGGTGATATGGGCATCAAGAATGTCGAGGACGCGCTGCTCGCCAAGATCACCGATGTGCTCAAGGTCGGCGGCGTTCCCCTGGTCAAGACGATCGACGTCCTGCCGAGCGATTGGGACAACGACATGCTGAGGAAATTCGCGGCGGTCGCGCCCTGCGTGCTGATCGCGTTCTCGGGCGGCGTGGTGAAGGACGTCGGCGCCACCGATTCGGTTTCGGTGCAGGCGCAGTGGTCGGTGATCGCGGTCACCGCGCACGCGAGCGGCAACGCCGCCAGGCGGCGCGGCGACAGCACGCGCATCGGCGCGTTCGAGATCTGCGAGCGCCTGATGCCGGTGCTCCACGGACACACCATCGAGAACGAAGGCTCGATGTCGCTGGTGGCGCTCGAGAACCTGTGGTCGGGCGAGATCGAGAAGCAAGGGATCGCCGCCTACGGCATGCGCTTCGAGCTGCCGATGACGTTTCCCTTCGTCCTGGACGATTCGGCGCTCGACGACTTCGAGACGTTCGACGCCAAGTACGACATTCCGCCGTTCGCGGGCGAGCTGGAATACGCGAGCTGGCTGCAGGACGATTTCAGCACGAGCAAACCCGAGGCGAGAGACACCGTGTCTCTGCCGCAGGACTGACCAGGAGAGTGAACGTGGACAAGGACAAAATCTTCGTCGTGCCCGCCAAGGGCCTCACCGTGATCAACCCGGCGACCAATGCCGCGCTGCCTGCCGATGGCGCCGAGGTCGATAAGGACATCTATTGGGTGCGTCGCCTGAACGACGGCGACGTGACCGAAGGCAAACCCGCCAAGGGCAAGAAGGAGTAACGCGACATGACCATCAGCTTCAACCAGATCCCGAACATCATCCGCACGCCGGGCCAGTACGTCGAGTTCGACAACACGCGCGCGGTCCAGGGCCTGCCGGTGGCGCCGAGCAAGATCCTGGTGGTCGGCACGCGCATCGCCGCCGGCACGGTCGCCCAGGCGATCCCGAAGATGATCCTGTCCACTTCGCAGGCGGAAGAGTTCTGGGGTCGCGGCTCGATGATGTCGCACATGTTCCAGGCGCTGAAGAAGGTGAACCCGTACACCGAGGCATGGGGCATCGCGATGGACGAGAACGCGGCGGGCGTGAAAGCGGCGGGCACGCTCACGATCACCGGCCCGGCGACCGAGGCCGGCACGATCAACCTGCTGATCGGCGGGCGCGTGGTGCAAGTGGCCGTCGCCTCGGGCGATGCGCAGAACGCCATCGCCACGGCGGTCGGCGCGGCCGTCAACGCGGTCACCGATCTCGCGGTGACGGCGGGCGTCGCGGCCAACGTGGTGACGCTCACGGCGCGCAGCAAGGGCACCTACGGCAACTTCATCGACATCCGCGAGAACTACTACGCGGGCGAGAAGACGCCCAAGGGCGTGGCAATCGCGGTCGTAGCGATGGTCAACGGCGCGACGAATCCCGATCTCTCCACGGCGCTCGCCGCGATCGGCAACGAGCAGTACAGCACGGTGATCTGCGGCTATGAGGACGCGGCGAACCTCACGAAGCTGGAGACCGAGCTGGCCGACCGTTGGGGGCCGCTCAATCAGAAGGAGGGCCAGGGCTTCACCGGCTTCTCCGGAACGCACGCTGCGGCCGTCACGCAGGGCGATTCCAGGAACAGCCCGTTCAACACGATCTGCGGCGCTGGCAAGTCGCCCACGCCCTGGTGGGAGTGGGCCGCAGCCTGGGGCGCGGTGGACGCGTTCGAGCCAGATCCGGCGCGCCCGCGCCAGACGCTGCCGCTGCCGGGCATCCTGCCGCCCGCGCCGGAGCACCGCTACACGCGCGCCGAGCGGGACATCCTGCTCAACCACGGCATCGCCACGTACATCGTCGATGCCGGCGGCACCGTGATGATCGAGCGCACGATCACCACGTACAAGACCAACGCCTTCGGGGTGGCCGACATCAGCTACCTGGACATCGAGACGATGCGCACGCTCGCGTATCTGCGCTACTCGGTGCGCGCGCGGATCGCGCTGCGGTTCCCGCGCTGCAAGCTGGCGAACGACGGCACGCGCTTCGGCCCCGGCCAGGCGATCGTCACGCCGCTCACGATCCGCGCCGAGCTGTGCGCGCTGTTCCGCGATTGGGAAGACGCCGGCCTGGCGGAAGGCTTCGAGCAGTTCAAGGCCGACCTGATCGTTGAGCGCAACCAGAGCGATCCCAACCGCCTCGACGCGATCATCCCGCCCGACGTGGTCAACCAGTTCCGCGTCTTCGCGGGCAAAGTCCAGTTCCGGCTGTAAGGAGAAATCGCGATGCAAAGACTCGGAAAAGCGTTCATCAAGGTCGATGGCAAGCTCCTGGAGACCATGCCCGGCGCGAAGCTCAACGTCGGTGGCGTCAAGCGCGCGCCGGTCAACGGGGCCAACGCCGTGCTCGGCTTCAGCGAAGAGATCGTCAACTCGATGGTGGAGTGCGAGATCTCCGTGAGCAAGGACACCAAGCCGCTCGACTATTCGAAGATGGCGGATGTGTCGATCACCTTCGAGTGCGACACCGGCCAGACGTTCGTCTGCAAGAACGCGTTCCTCACGGAGCCGCCCGAGCTGACGGCGCAGGAAGGCGGCAAGGTGCCGCTGAAGTTCGCGGGTGCTCCCGCCGACCAGGTGAACTGAGCGCGCGGCAATGATCGAGGTGCTCAAGGTGACCGCGCACAGCGGTCGCCTGTTTTTCAGCAAGCGCCATGACGTCTCGCAAATGATGGAGCGTGTGCCGAGTTGGCAGCGCATCGAGCGCGTCAACATGACCGAGCAGCAATTCCGCGAGCTGCCGGAGAAGAACAGCAAGGCGGAAATCCTCAAGTAAAGGGCAGCGCAGATGGAACGGGTTATCCACAAACTGAAGAAGCCGGTCGAGATTAAGAACGCCGACGGCCATGTGATCGAGACGATCACCGAGCTGAGCCTGCGCGAGCTGGTGGGCGGCGACGCGGATCGCATCACGGGCACCGCGCCGTTTCCCATCACGGTGCAGATGGTCGGCGCCGCGAGCGAGCTGCCGCCTTCGTACTTCGCCAAGGTTCCCCTCTTCGAGATCCTGGCGGCGTGCGAGGTCGCCGAGAGAGCGGGTTTTTTCGGGGATATCCAGGCAATCCTCAAGAAGTAAAGGCGGACATCGCCTACACGTTTCACTTCCAGCCTTCCGAGCTGGATCGCTTGACCTGGACGCAGTTGATGAAGTGGCACGGACAGATCAACAGGATCAATGAGCGCCTTAAAACTTAGCTTTATCATCGAGGCGATCGACCGCGCCACGGCGCCGGTGCGCGCGGTGAACGAACGCATCGGGAAGGTGACCGAGCCGATCCGCAAGGTGCGTGCCTCGGTCAACGCCCTGGTGCAGGAGAGCGGCCTGTCGCGCATTGCCGACCAGGCGGGCGTGGTCGCGCAGAAGTTCCAGGGCGTCACTGGCGCGCTGCGCGGGATCGGCGCGGCCGGCCTGGTCGCCGGTGCGGGCGCTGCGGCGATGTGGTTCCCGATCAAGCGCGCCATCGACCAGGGCAGCAAGATCAACGACACGGCCGCGATGCTCGGTGTGTCGGCGCGAGAGTTCCAGCGCCTGTCCTACGCGCTCACGCTCGACGGCTCCAGCGCCGAGGACGCGGCCACGTCGCTGCGCTTCCTGCAGAAGAACGCCGTCGATGCGCTGACCGGCTCGAAGGAGATGTCGGTCTGGTTCCGCCGCGCCGGCATGTCGGGACAGTTTCTCAAAGCGAACCTCAACGACCCGATCGCGATGGTGCACCGGCTGTCGGACGCGATGGCGAAGAACGAAAGCCCGGCCAAGCGCATCGCGCTGATGCAGAACCTGCTCGGGCGCGGCGGCGCCCGCAACGCGCAGACGCTCGCGCGCGGCGCGACAGAGCTGCGCCGCCTGGGCGACGAGGCCGAGGAACTGAACGCCGTCCTCGACAATGACACGGTCGAAGCGTTCGACGCTGCAGGAGATTCCCTCACGCGCGCTGAGCGCGCGCTGGGCGGCCTCGTGAATGCCGTGGTCGCGACAGCTTTGCCGGTTGTAAACCGGATTTCCAAAGACACGATCGCCTGGGCTATCGCCAATCGAACGCTGATCGCCTCGCGCGTGGGCGAGTTCGTCGATCGCCTGGTGCGCAACCTGCCGCAGATCGTGGACACGACCATGCGCATCGTCGGCGCGATCGGCTCGGCCATCCTGGTGATGGACAACATTGCCCAGGCGATGGGCGGCTGGAACGTGGTGATCAACCTGGTGGCCGTGGTGCTCGGCGGCAAGCTGCTGCTCGCGGTGATCAGCTTCGGTGTAGCCCTGGGGAAGCTCACCATGATCGTGGGAAATTTCCTGATCGCGATTGCCCCGGTCGTCGCGATCATCGCGCCCTGGCTGGTAGCGATCGGCCTGCTCGCTGTCGCGGCGGTCATGCTCTACCGGAATTGGGCGCCGATCGCCGAGTTCTTCACCAACCTGTGGGATGACATCACGAGCGCGGCGACCAGCGGCGTCGCCGCCATCATGAGCAAGGTCAACGCGGTCGTCGCGTTCGTGCAGAGCGCGATACTGAAGCTGGACAGCGTCACGCCCGATTGGGTGAAGAAGTGGACGCTGCCTGGCGCGGCGCTCGCGGCCGTGGCCAATGCCGTGCGGCCGGCGGCAACGGCGCCTGCCGCACTGCCTGGCGCCGCTGGAGCGCGCGCCGATGTGGGCGGCACCATAAACATCAAGCTGGACCAGGACGGCCGCGCGCGCGTTGCCGGGATGCACAGCGAGAATCCGAACGTCGATTTCGACGTTGATTCCGGCCTCATGTTCGGAGGCGCATGAGCTGGCGCGACCAACTGCGCAAGGCGTCGTTCCGTGGCGTCGAGTTCTTCGTCCTGGACCCGAGCGCCACCTTTGGACGGCGCACGGTGACGCACCAGTATCCGTCCCGCGACAAGCCCTACGTCGAGGACATGGGCAAGAAGGCGCGCGAGCTGCAGATCGAAGCCTTCGTCATCTCGACGGCGGCGAACGGCTTCAACTACATGCCCGGCCGCGACGCGCTGATCGCCGCCGTGGAGCTGGCCGGCCCCGGCGTCCTGCAGCATCCGACGCTTGGCGAGCTGCGCGTCTCCATCCTCGAATCGCGCCTGAGCGAGCAGTCGAAGGAAGGCGGTCTAGCGCGCTTCTCGATCACGTGCACCGAGGCGGGCGAGGTCACGTTCCCGACCGCCTCAGCCAACACGCCGCAGATCGTCAACTCGCGCGCCAACGAAGCGGAAGCCGCCATCGTGGAGGACTTCAGCCGCAAGTTCAGCGTCGAGGATTTGCCCGGCTTCGTCTCCGACTCGGCGGTCGAGACCTTGAGCAGCGTGACGTCGTCGATCGGCAGCTTGCCCAGGCTGATCCCGATCGCCAAGGATGCGCTCGCCGATTTCGTTCCGAGCCTCGCATCGCTGGATGCCGGCCTGCCGACGTTGATTCAGGCGCCAGAGCAGCTCGGTGAGCAGCTCGTCAGCCAGATCGACGACCTGCGCGGCCTGGCGGCGGACCCGGCCGACCTGTTCAGCGACCTGGTGCGCACCCCGCTCAATGAGCTGAAGATGCTGCGCAAGCTGTTCGACTTCGGGAACGCCGGCAGCGACACCGCCGTGACCAGCATCCCGCTCAGCACGCCCTCACGCGTGCAGCAGGCGGCGAACCAGGCGGCGATTCAAGATCTGGTGCAGCGCGCCTCGGTGATCTCGGCCGTGCGCGCGACCAGCGAAACGGACTTCACCGTGTTCCAGGACGCGTCCGCGGTGCGTGGCGAGCTGACGGAGAAGATCGACGATCTGCTCCTGAACACCGACGACGACACGGTGTTCAATGTCCTGGTCAACATGCGCTCGGCGATGGTGAACGACCTGACCGTCAGGGGCGCGGATCTGGCGCGCCTGGTGACGTACACGCCGCCCGGCACGGCGCCCGCGCTGGCCATCGCGTATGACCTGTACGAGGACGCCGGCCGGGAAGCCGAGATCGTCAGCCGCAACCGCGTCGATTACCCCGGTTTCGTGCGCGGCGGACGGCCGCTCCAGGTGCTCGCGGATGCCTGACGTGCGCTTGAGCGTGAATGGCAACGACTACGGCGGCTGGAAGTCCATGCGGATCTCGCGCGGCATCGAGCAGCTCGCCGGCACGTTCGAGCTGACGGTGTCCGAGCTGTGGCCTGGACAGAAGATCGTCAAGAACATCACGCCGGGCGATAGCTGCACTGTCACCGTCGAAGGCGGTACGGTGATCACCGGCTACGTTGACGACCTGGACATCGATTACTCGGCAGAGTCGCACGAGGTGACCGTGAAGGGCCGGGACGCGACCGGCGACCTGGTGGACTGCTCGGCGATTCACCGCAGCGGCAAGTGGGCGAGCGCAAGGCTGGAGGCCATCGTCGCGGATCTGTGCGCACCCTTCGGCATCAAGGTGCGCAGCGAGATCGACAGCGGCGTCGCGGTGGAGTGGAACATCCAGGAGGGCGAGACCGCGCACGAATGCCTGGACCGCCTGGCGAAGTCCAAGGGCGTGCTGCTGATCAGCGACGGCAAGGGCGGGCTGGTGATCACCCGCGCCGGCAAGGGCGGGCGCGTGGCGACCGGCCTTGAACGCGGAGTGAACATCCTGCGCGGCAAGCTCCAGTTCACATTTCGCGATCGGTTCGGGCAGTACACAGTCAAGGGCCAGGGCGCGAGCAGCGACGCGCTCTTTGGGGAGGCGACGCGCCTGAAGGCGGTCACGAAAGACCCGATGATCGCGCGCTACCGGCCGCTGATCATCATCGCCGACGACCTGGCGGACGGCGCGACGCTGAAGCGCCGCGCGCTGTGGGAAGCGAACGTGCGATCGGGAAAGGCAGCGCAGATCGCCATCACGCTGCAGGGCTGGTCGCATCCAGGAGGGCTGTGGGCGCCGAACACGGTGGTGCACGTGCGCGATCCCTGGCTGCGGGTAGACGCGGATCTGCTCATCAAGGGCGTGACGCTCGCGCTCGACGACACCGGCGGCACGGTGACGGAGCTGGCCGTGACGCTGCCGCAGGCGTTCGACCTGATCCCGATGCCGAAGAAGAAGGCCGATCCCTGGGAAATGCTCGGCAAGCAGCAGCAGGAGATCGACAAGCTGAAGCGCGACGCGGAGAAAAAACGGTGAGCAATGTCGCGCGCGCGTTCTCGCGGATGGCGGCGCCGCTCCATCGCATGGCGCGGCTGATGATCGGGCGCTGCGTGGTCACGCTGGTCAACGACGCGCTGAAGATGCAGGGCGTGCAGATCACGCTCCTGGCCGACGAGACGCGAGACAACGTCGAGCGGATGCAGGAGTACGGCTTCACGTCCGTGCCGCATCCCGGCGCCGAGGCGCTGTCGGTATCGGTGGGCGGCTCGCGCAACCATTGCGTGGTGATCAAGTGCGACGACCGGCGCTATCGCCTCACCGGCCTGGAGGGCGGCGAGGTGGCGATCTATGACGACCTCGGGACCAAGATCGTGCTCAAGCGCGGCAACGTCATCGAGGCCACCGCCGCGACGCGGATCGACCTGATCACGCCGCTGACGCATGCGAGCGGCAATCTTCAGGTGGACGGCAATGCGAAGGTGAACGGCAACATCGTCGCGGATGGCGATATTTCCGACCACACCAACAAGAGCATGCTGGCGATGCGCCAGGTCTACAACACGCACACGCATCCGGAAAACGACAGCGGCGGGCCGACCAGCGCGCCGAATCAGCAGCAATGAGCGACATCCGCACAGCGTTCATGGACTTCGCCGGGGATCTCGTGGTCTCCGGCCCGAGCCTCGACAACGACGACGGCCTGGAGACGGCGGTCGTGATTTCGCTGTTCACAGATCGGCGCGCCAACGAAGGCGATCCGCTGCCTGATGGAGTGGTGCAGCGGCGCGGCTGGTGGGGCGACAGCCACGCCACCGTGCCGGCGGATCAGATCGGCTCGC